ACAACCAATTTGTTTGGTATATCTACTTCACGATGACGAAAGTGTTTTGATCTGCCATAGCCATAAGATGCAACTGACTCTGCTGTAACATCATCAATGCCAAGAATCTTATCTATAGTATCGTTTACTCTTTTTGCAACAGCCTCAGGGCTAGAAGATGTGCGTACTTGTGACCACTTGTCATCTTTCATTACATAAACATATGGATTATTTTGATACCATGTCCTTAGTATTTCAAACAATTCAGAACGATTGGCTTCTATATGTTTTTTATTCCAATAACGCGGATGAAACTTTTCTTCGTTTGCTGGCATTAAGCGTTGATTTTTCATAGACTCAACTTGCAAGTCAGCATTTTCTTTTTCGCTTTTTGCTTTAGAAACCATTTTTCTATTATGTGCTAACCGTCTATTTTCTAACTCAGTTCTATTAGGTTTGTTTTTAAGACCATCAACTATTGATTGACGCTGTGCTATTTCACCATCAAGGATCATAGACCTGTTTTTGTAATGGCTTACACTGCCTATAAGACCAGTAGATGAAAGACGTTTTTCCCATTCTTCATAGTAGTTATCTAACAGCTTCATAGCTTTTGATGCGGCTTCTGACTTTGGTGCTTCACCCTTCATCCGCATAACATTAACTTCTGTAATAAAGTCAAAGAAATTTGCTGATTTCTTTTCACGCTTTAATTTTTTAATTACACCTTCAACAGTTTCTTTGGCATTGTAATCAAGTATGGTTTGTCTGCCTTTGCCATACTCTTTGCCATAGATGTTACGCAACTCATCATACACTTGAACCCACTCACCATCGCGCATAGCGGCTTTTTGATACACAGAAGGTCCAACTCTAAAGCCTTTTGTGTGTAGATTTAGAAGTATGCCGCTATCACCAGCAATATCTAAGGCAAACTTTTTAGCTTCGTCAGTTATTTTAAGATTTTGCAACTGTCTTTTCATTGGTGTTGTTACAAACTTATAAGCCCAGCTATCAGTCCATAAGTTCTTAGGTAAAGAATAAGGATTGTTTATTTTTTTAATTTTAGCTTCATCTAATGATCGCGCGGCTTTTTCAGCAGAAAATAAATTAAACTGGTCTTGTCTGGCATTAAGTTGTTTCTGTGCAACATTAAGGCTTTCAGTAGCTTCATCTAAAGATGCCTTTGTCGTTTTTATATCGTCTGGTGTTACAGCTTTGTCATACTCTGCTTTACGCGCAGTAACAGTTTCTAATATGTCATCTACATTTTTTTGCATTGTTGCTATAACTCTAGGATCGTTATCTACAACAACATCAATCTCGTAGTTCTCTACCTGAGACAGTGGGCGATCAGGCGTAGGCTTAACATAGTTTGTGTTAATGTCTGGTGTATGTGCTATTTCTCTTTCACCTAACGCTTTTTTGGTATCTATAAAAGCATTTGCTCGTCTGGTAGCAGGAATAGATATAGCACTACTTAACAGGCCACCAGCCACAAATGCTGATCCAATATTTACTGCAACCTCTGTCTTTGTTCCAACAGGATCAAATGGCGCACGACCAGCTTCTAACACTGTTTGCAACCCACCAACAGATGCGCCGCCTCTTAGGAAAGCCCTACCCAAGCCAATACCAGCACCACCAAAGGGTAATGCAACAAGGTTAATAGGATCAGCAAGGCCAGCAAAAAAGTGCTGACCAAAAGTTGCCTTGCTAAGTATGTCACGCCGTTGAATGTTTTCATCAATCCCACGTTTAAGCTCAACCATATGCTCTGCATTTTTAGCATCCATTAAGTCATCACGGTATGCTTCATAACCATCAATATCTTCTAACGGTAAATAGCTTTCATCTTCTTCACCGCGAAACTTAATAGCATTACTAACATACTCAATCATAGGATCATATGTGTAACCAACAGATGCCCCAACAACTTCAAAAAAATTAGGGTCATCTTTTTCTAGCTGTGTTTGTGCGCCTCTATATAATATAGAGTTATGTGAAAAAGGATCTATTACAGGCATTACTGATTAACACCTTTCTTTATGTCATCAAGATTTATATAAAGAAAATCTGTTACAGTTTTGCCTTTGTCATCTACATATGTATAGGTAAATGGTTCAAACTGTTCTGTTTCTTCATTTAGATACACACCCATATACTGTACGTTTTCTCTTACAGTGCCTTGAAATGGCATAGGCATAAGCTGTAATGTCTTTTTTGGTTGACTGCTTTGAACTGATTCGCCAGCTTCCTCAGCAAGAACTTCTTCTGTAATTTCAAATATAGATGGAAAGTCATCTTGATCTGCCTTTTCGTATTTAATTTTAAAAGCGTAATCAGAAATATTTTTATCTCTTAAAACACTATTAAGATAATTTACTGCTGGTGAAATATCATCACCGAATACGCCTGATAGTGCTTGTCTTGATTTGCTTACAGTGCCAAAAGCAGGATCAATAACTACGCCTTGCACATCATGGTAATGCTGTTCATAAAATCTTTCAGTATCACTTATAATTTGATCGCGGGTTTTATCTGCCGCAACTTGATATTTTATAAACTTATTCATTTCTACTGTAACATTACGATTTTTATCACCAATAATATCTTCAACAAAAACTTCAAAGGTTTCACCATCCTCTAAAACTGAATTTAGCTTTACATTAAAAACTTCTTTGTCTTGCGCGGCATTAACCAAAGTTGCCCTAATTGTTGCAAAATTATTAATACCTCCCTCAGACATGCTTGAGGCAAATAAAGTACCTTTTATTAAGCTGTAATTTTCTGCGCCAAGCGCATCTAACATTAGGCTTCTGCCCTTAGTAGAATTTTTTGGCCTTACATTTTCAAACATACCAAAATATGCGGCAAATAAATTTATTCTGTTTTGATCGTCAATAGTCCCTCTAGCCATACTATTACCAAGGTTAGCAATAGTATCTGGAATAACAGCACCAGAATTTATAACGTATGGTAGCCATTCTGATTGCCTTTCAATGGCTTCTCCTGTTAGGAAAAAATCATTTGATACTTTTAAGTTTCCAACAATAATATCTTCTAATCTTTTTCTATCTTTTGTCGATGTTGTGTCACCAAGACCTTGTACTAATTTATTTGTTGTTTCTTGTTCTGATTCAGATAAAGCATTTGCTTTGCGAACAGAATCTTTGTTTCGCACAACTGTATTTGTACTGGTGCTAATAGAATCTCTATCAACATCAAACTCAGCGTTTTTAATTATAAAGTCAGCTATGGCCTGTACATCATCAGGAAGATCAACTTTTAAATCTCCTTCGTTATCAATGTAATTACGAAAATCTGTAGCTTCTTCTAAGTCAGTTACGCCATTAACATCTTTAATTAGACGATCAAATAAAAGCTGTCTTGTTCTTGTCTTTGTTTTTTCTGTATCAATATTTGAATCTAAACCCCTAGCTATACTATTTAACTTATCAAACCAAATATCCAATGTATTCTGTGCAGAAATCAAATCGCCGCTTTTTAAATGTTGAGCTAATTCATCATTTACTTCTTGTGCTTCAGGAACAATGTTGAGTTTTAGAAGCACCTTTTGATCAGCTTCGTTTTGCCTTTCTTCCTCATCAATACCATCTTGAAGCATTTTTTCATCTGCTTCTGACTGCCCTAAATCTGCTTGGATTCCCCGCAAATCAGTATTAATAGCATCTAAATGAGTATTAAAATCTTCATTGTTTATTAATTCAGATGCAATATCTTGCAAAGATTCTGGCAAATTAGAAATTTGTTCAACATTTCCTGTCTGCAAAACTATTTGTAAATCATTTATATCGCCAGATTTAAGATTTTCGTTATTAAGAATAATATTACTAACACGCCTTGTTACACCCCTAGCTTGCCCAAGAGTAATAACTTTATTTAATCTTATTGCTTCAGCATTACTTATAAATTGAACATCACCATTATTTGCTTTTTCAATAGTTTGTTTAGCTAAAGCAATAGCAATATTGGCGTCTACTATGGATTTAGGATCACCTAAAGCAAATAAAGATTCGGCCTTATTACTGTATTTGTTAACATCTAGTTCAATTTGCTGTCTGTTTTCTTCATGCTGTTTTTGACTCTGTTTGCTCATTAAGTTTAGAGAATTAGAAGCCAGCATTGCGCTTCCAATGTTTTCAATAATGTTTGCAAACTTAGGTACTGCCGTACCCTTTGCGTTTTCTATATAAGTGCCAAAGTCTGTCTTAAACTTAGCTACCCCATTAGAATCATTTTGATGAAGAATTGCTAATCGTTGCGCTTCTGCTTCAAAATCTTGTTCAGTTTGCGATACGTAACGGCGTTCAATAATATCTTGATACGCTGTTCTTGCCTCAACTCCAAAGCCAGACGGAATGTTAAACGCTTCTGGCTCACCAGTAATAGGATCAATAGTTCTAATGTTGGCGGCAGATGCGGCCTGTGCTGTTTCTACACCTTTTTCTCTTGCTTCACGCTTTAACTCATTAAAAGATGACTCAATCATAGTGTCAGCTAGGCGACCGACACTTGCCCACTGCTCAGACAATCCTGTATCAGAGCGAATAACACCGATTGGCTTTGTTATGTTTTGTCTTTGTTGCCTAATAACAGCCATGATTCACCTAAGTTTTATAAATATGATAACGATAAATGCCAGATGCTAATGAACTAGCCGCGTTAAGGTAAGACGTTCTTATTGCGTTCTTACCTTTAAATGATTCCATTTGCCCAAGGGTTCTGCTTTGTGATGCCTCTTGTAATGCTCCAGACTCGATAGCAGAGATGTCGGAAAAAGCTATTTCTTTTTGCCTATCCATAAATGCTTTCATAGATCTGTCTGAGGTATCTCTATTTAGAAACGCTTGAAAAGATTGGTTAGCAGACTCAGCAGTTCTATATTGTTGCGTCCTAATATTAGCTTTTTCAAGACCAGCAATTTCTTGCTGTCTAGCTTGTTGCTCATATTGTTGCCTATTAAATGCCGCCTCAGCTTTAAGAGCCTTTCCTTTTTGGATATTTGAGTACATTGAAAGGCCAGTGGCGGCAATCTGAATACCTAGTGGAATAGCCATTAGAATGATACCTCTGCTATAATACCATTAACTTGCAATGATAATGGTGCTGTTTGTGTAATACTAACTGTTGGATCTTTACTATAACCCAGCAATCTAAATTCTTCTTTGCCAGTGACAGGTGTTCTGGCAACACTGAAATCATCTGTAACCTGACGAATAACCAACCTCTTATCATTTATCGATACAGATAAGGTATCAAGAAGATCCACCACTACCCTATTAACGGCGCGAGGTTCGCCTGTGAGTGGCCCTCCTGCTATCTGAGCATCAATCGGTAGTGTTTCAGCCTTAACATCAAATGCAAAGCCAATCTCGGCTGATGTTATTTCCTGCACAGCAGACACATTTACATTGCCACTAGCTACAGTAAACTCGCCCAGATAGTCAGTGCCGTTTACAACTTTTACTTTTGCGCCATTGGCAAAGTGGCTAGATACATCAAACACACCAGCACTGCCACTAAAGGTATCTGCAAAGTCCATGTTAAATGACGAGTTAAACTCCATCAAAACAAACTTCTCAGTGCCAGCACCCAAGTCATACTTAGCTACACAGAACACACGATCATCTACTACACATACAGAATGAAACTTGCCTGATGTAGTCCACTCAGACCAGCCAGCCCTTTGCTCTGCTCTGTTAGATGTAAACACAGCAATCTTGCCAGTGTCATTAAGCACAAAGGCATATGACTCAGGACGATTAATTGCACCGCGCAAGATACACATTTGCACAGGATTGCTTATCAAGTGTGGCGATAGTGTAGATATGCCAGTAGCTACATAGGCCGCTTCTGAATCTGAATAGATGTACTCGCGCACAACAGATCCAGTTTTTTGTACATAGATTGTTGCGCCATCAAATGACTCTGGACGAACAAAGTTACTACCATACGGAGTTTGTCTGCGTATCTGTGCATTGGTAGGCGTAATAGCTTTCTCAGTAAATGAAGGTATGTACATCTCTGATGTGCTGGTAAAGATCTGTAGATCACGATTAGACATAAGATGACGTATAGTATTAATCTCACCAATAGCCGCAGTCAGATCAATAGCATCGCCATCTTCACCATCACCTACATCAAAGTCAAAATATGATGCTGGCTTGCTAGCCCATATACCATCAGGTTGTGCAACAGAACCAGCCAACCACAATCTATTTTCATGCAGAGTTACAGCCGCAGGAAATCCACGTAATGTGCTGTATGATTGCTCACCCCATTCTGTAGTAGCGGCATGTGTTACAATCTTAGGTGAACCACCGCCAACAGCAGAAGCATTAGCTGTAGCCCCAGCAGTAACAACAATTACATTCTCATCAATAACTTCTTGTACAGTTTCAGTACCATTTATCTGGTTAGCATTAATGCCGCCAACAGCACCAGCATCGCTAATTACAATAGTATCGTTTGTGCTTAATCCATGTAGGGGAAATGTAATTAGTATATTAGCACTGCCATCAATAGTTTCGATTGCGTCAGAGTCTAATCTTACAATTAGATTATCATGTATAATATTTCCTGTAGCCTGTGTTGCAGACTGCACAGAAGTTAATATGATTTCATTGTTATGATAGCGCAGTGTAACGCCAACATGCTTTGAACTTGTATAGTTGCCGCCTGATTGACTTCCAGTAGTGTCAAAATAACTTGCGCTTGTAGTTACTGTAATCCCTGTGCCAGTAGAGGCAGAAGGATCAAGTGTCATACCTACAGGTTGAAACGAGTAGAATGGCTCATTTGAGCGAAATCCATCTGCGCTTTCGTCAAAGGTAAGTGTTTCAACTTGGAATGTTGTAAGACCTGTGCGTACAAGTTTGCGTGTCATAAAGGTTTGGTGCGCTATAAACATAACATCGCCAGCTTGTGCATATGTAAGCTCTGGCACTATAGCATGACCAAATGGCAAAGCGGCTGAACTGGTATCAGCAGTAATTGTCTGGATTAAAGATATAGCACCAGTGCTAGGATTAATCTGAAAGATTCTAATTTTTAGATTCTCTAGGCTTACAATGTAACGCTCATCATCAGAAAATATAAAAGGTACAATACGCACCTGTTGTGTAACTGCCGCATCAACAGTCGTATCAAACTCATACAGCTTTTCAGTGCCAAATCTTTTAAGCAACCCGCCTTCATTGCGTAAGAAAAAGTTCTCCACCTTCTTTGCAGAGTTGTTATAGATAGGCGTATCCGTCCTTGAAACCAAAGACGGACTAACTTCTCCAAACTGAAAGTTGCTAATAGGTACGCGAATACGAGCCATTAACTTCGCCTTTCAGTAATGAACCTCGATGTTGGAATACTGCGTGTTGTCTGCTGTTGCGAATCAAGACTACGCGCCTTTGCCATAGCTTGTGTTGCAGATGCTTGCATTAGCTGTGCTAGGCTAGCGTCTCTTGCAATAGATGTGGCAAAGATGTTGGCAAGTGCATACTCTACTGCAATCACAAAGTATGAAGGCCAGTTTTCTTCTTCTGCTCTAAATGTGTAATCAACAATTAAAGAGTCATTAGCTGTTGTATCGCTAAATATTTTGTCACCATAGATCTGATAATCAATAAGGTTGTCGTTAATTGTAACAGAATGAACCATCAAAGTATCATTAGGCAACTGATGCGCTTGATCGTAACGACCAGTAGGTGCATCTGAAAGCAAGTTCATAACAGCTTGGTTAGTAGCGAATCGCCATCGTGTATTAACCAATGAAGCCCTAGCCACATCTTCATACATATTTACAGCAACAAGTGCTTCTGTACTGCCTTCGTCAAATGATGTAATTGGGTTTGCCCCAATCAAGATCAAAGCCCTAGAGGAAATATCAATAGCCGAGTCTGCGGTTGTGCTTACTGTCATGATAAGTGAGGGGGCTTTCGCCCCCTCCCCCTAATTAGTCTGAGTCTGTTTCAACAATAGCTGTACCATCAGATACATCTACTACTGTGCCAGTATTTGACAAAACACTTACAAAACTTGTTGTAGGCGTGTTTGTGTCAGCCACAATTATAACATCTCTAATAGCTAGCATATTTGCCGCATCGTTAAAATAACCAGCAGAGTTTACAGCCGCAATAGCGTCTGTAGTTGTGTAAGCCCACAAGTTAAGGTTTGATGCACCAGCTAACCGAGATAATCCTGTAGCACTAAAAGCCATTTCAATATCTCCTATTAGTTGTTGTCTAAGACTTCATAGATACCGTTGTCGTCAATAACAACAGCACCCATTGACATCATGGAAGTTCCAAGGTGTGAGACACGCTCTGGAACGTAATTCAACTCAGTAGTAACGTCAGCACCAACACCCAGACCCACAGAAGATGTGTGGTATGCCATGTTTTTACCAGCAGTTACGGCTGATGTTGAAAAGATCTTGAAGCCCAAGAACTCTTTCATGCTCATGCCGCCAGCGTAAGG